GTACTCAGGAAAGCAGTGCCAGTAGTTGGCCGGCCGCTCCATCATCTTGATCACCGAGCCGTGCAGGCAGATCTCGTCCTTGCCCCAGCGCCGGTGCGCGATCTCTATGAGCCGGTCCTTGCCCTCTTTCTGCCAGGCATCCCAGAACGGCTGCTGGTACCAGCGCGGGCGCCAGCCGCCATGCGGCAGGTGCACCTTGGCCATTTACTTGTTGATGATGACCTGGATCGGGCCGTCAGTGCTGAGGTCGACCTTGGGGCCGTATTTCTTCGGTGCGAGCTTTTCGGCCCTATACTTGCGAACCTCGATACGCATCGCAGACCGGCGCAGCGCGTCGCCGTTCTCCTGCCAGCCGACGACATTGCCTTCCTTGTCCTTCTTCGCCATCCAGTCATTCGTGCCGTCATCAGCAATTTCTAGGATCTCATCGAAATGCGTGTCGGCCTGGATTTCGCGCGCCCGCGTGTATTGCTCCGAAAACCGCTCATTCTCAGCCAGCCACTTGTACACTGTCGACTGTGCCGGCATTTTCGTGTCGGCGACGACCTGGCGCATGCTTTCGCCAGCCATCAGCCGCCGGCAGATCACATTCGCCAATGCCTGCGTGAATTTACTTGGTCTTGCCATGTCATGAATCCTTCGCGGTTTGAGCGCTGAAGTCTTTCTGCGTTGGCCCTTTTACGGATTGTCGCTGGAAGTCTGGTTGATGAAAGGGATCAGGCCTTCGGCTTTGACTTGCCCGGCTCGAATGTCTTGAACCGGCGGGCCCACTTCACGGCGGCAAAATAAGCGCCCGCCGCAACGACGTAGGCCACGAACGGCACAAGCTCGACCGGAATGATATCGAACCCCGGAAACAGGAACGTATCGACAGCCACGACAGCCGAGCCGCCGATCGCGCCATAATCCACGGCCCGCTCGGCCCATTTTGTCTGCTCTGGTGTCATGTGCTCGTCTCCTCGGTAACAACACTGGAAAGCAGGCGCGTGGAAACGCACGTCCCGGCGTGGGGGATGGGGATGGCACCGGACCGCGACGCGCCTGCTTACCTGTAGTGTCAGAAAAAGGCGCCGCTGCGGAATTCAAGTCAAAGAGGCCCGCAACGGCGCCAGGGGAATGCCAACGGCCCGGAGGAACCGAAGGTGGCACGCCCGGCGGATGGGTGTACGCCGGGAATTCAGAATGAGTTTTCCTAATGGTGGCCCGACCTCGCGATTGCGGTCAGTCTGCCCCGTTCCACTACTCCCCGGCTCCGACACATGCCTGCCTGGGGATCGAGTAGCTTCAACGACCGTTATGTTGCAGCACGCTACAGTTCGTCAAGCCCTCGCGTATCAGGCGATTTTCACGGCCGACTCAACCGGCACCGTGAAATCGAACATGCTGTCGTCGAAATCGACCCGCGCCTGGTCACCGAAAACCCCGACAACGACTCCCTTCTTGCCCGTGAACGGATAGGTCAGGACACCGATCCGGTCGCCGACCTTGAGTCGCTGCTTGCCCGCACGCGCCGCGCGCTGGATATTGTCGACATCGGTATCGAACATCAGCTCGCCCGGTGGATTCCTGAGCCATTCCACACCCTTCGCTGAAAGGCGCGGGGCAACATCAGACCCGCATGGCAGGCGCATGCGCCGGATCCCGAGGTCAAGACCTGCGATCGTGCTGACGTCTTCGTCGCCGCGCACCTCGACAAAGACGTGCTCCCATAACGCTGGAACGGGCCGGTGAAGGTCAGGGCGCCGCGACTTGACCGTGTGGTGCGATCGCAGCGAACGCGCGAAACAGAACAACCAGACCACGTCGAGGCCTGCCTTTCGCAGCTCGCTGACCGCTTCGCGCTGGTGTCGCCGCGCGATCGTGTAAATGTACCAGCCTGGCACGATCATGTGGTCGGGTCCTCGTCGTCGCGCGTGACTTGCGGGGGCGTGGCAAGGTCCCATGCGATCGTGCGTCGATACGTCTCGTAGAACGGGTTACCGTGACGTGCTGCGCGCAGCTGCTGCGCTGAATTGCCGACGACCTGCGCATCATCACTGTATGCCCGCAGTGCGCTATGCCCCATTTGGAAAAGCCGTTCCCGGTACTCGTGATCAAGGCGTCGCAACAAATCGCTGTGCTGCACCTCATTGCGCACCGGCACGGTCACACGCAAGGCAAGCTGTTCTGCGGCCCGCATGTGGGACTGAACCGGCTGGGCATTGTGAAGGGCCTTGTGCTGGTTGATCTCCGTGCGATCATAAGCGCCTTTGACAAACTCGACCGTGCTCTGTCCGTGATGACTTTCGAGGTGATAGTACCGCCTTTCGCCTGCGTGCATCTTCGCCGCAAACCCGCTGCCGCCTACACAGTGCTGCATGCGCGCGCCTTCCACGATCAAAGCGCCGCCGCTGGTCAGCGCCGTGCAGATAACGCCATCGATCTCGATCTCCTGCGGATCCTTGCCAATATCGACCCGGACCTGATGCATGGGCCTGTTTGCCTCTTTCAGCGCGCGCTCGGTCCGCATCGACCCAGCCCACCGGTCATGCTCCTCGCGGATCCGCTTGGGCGACCAGTCAAACCGCTGCCCGTGATGCTGAAAATAGTCGATGATCTGCCCCATGTCCGTGCCGAGGTCGATCTCGTCGCGGTGCCGGATAGCCCAGGTCAGCGCCTCGCATGAAGTGCCATCCAGCCTCCCCATGACGGCGCGAATCGCCGATTGGCTTTGACGCCAATCCTGCATTGCCACCGCGATCACGCGCGGATCGAGCGGCAAGGTCGCATGAAACACCTCGAACAACGTGTTCATGACCTCGGAGGGGCCGAGCCTGCGAAACACATACGGCACGCCAAGCGCCGCCATGGCTGCCTTGAGCCGGAACCCGCCAGCCGCGCAGCGCCTGAAAACCGCATCGATCGGCGCGACAGGCGGCAGCAGGGCGAGCGCAGGCGCCGCTGCGATCCAGTCATTGATCGCCGGATGCATCGCGGCCCATCGCGCGGCATTGGTCCGCCGCCATCCCGTCAGCCCGTCGGTTGCTTCACGTCGCTTTTTCATCATCGCCTGGTGCTCCTCTGCCATGCTCAGTCGTTCGCAATCAGCCTCAGTCGGGGCTGGTCCTCGACCCGGATCTCGTAACCGTGTTTTTCTGCCTCCTGGCAGATCGCCCTGAAGGCCTCTGCCGCAACGCCGTGCGGTCCGGCGATGAAAGTGCGTCCCTCGAGGGCCAGTACGGACTCACGCAGGCGGTCAACGTCACGCAGGCTGACTGCCGGCCGCAGTGTCGCCTCCCGGGCAATGGCGCGAAACACCGCGACGGCATCGGCCGACAGGGTCGAAAGGACTTTTTGCTTTTCTGGTCCGGTCGGGATTGGGTCCTCTGCTACGTAAGTAGCAGGACCCAATCCTTTGGATTGGGTTACTTCAGCATTTGCTTGAGCTGCGCGCTGTTTTTGCTGCGTTTTTCGGCCACCCTTTGAACCATTCTGTTGCAATTTTGTTACCTTTTTGTCATAGGCAGCAAGCAGGGCGTCGATCTTCTTGTGCCTGACAATGTCGTCCGAAACGAGAAATTTTCGTCGCAGGACTGGCCAGGCAACCTCGAACTGCCGAGGCGTCAGACGCGCCATGTTGGCAAGCGCCTCGGCATTGTTTGCCACCTCCCCGCCCTGGTCAAATATGCACCAGCACAGGTCCAGGTAAGCGCCGCGCCACTTCGACGGAATCTCATAGGTTCCGCCGCGCCAGTCATCTCCGTAAAACAGCATTGCCTTCGGCTTCCTAACCACGCGTGCTCACCCGGCGTCTCGGCTTCTTCTGCTCAAGGCAGCGCAGCTCGAACAGCGACTTGCCGCCAGCGCCTGCAACGAGCTGCAGATCGTTCGCGCGCAGCATTTTTCCAAGCGACGCGTTGAACCGATTGACCCAGCGCATGTTCGGCAAGTACAGGTGCCCGGCCTTGCTGTCAGTGATCGACAGGCAGAGCTTGTGCACCTCCTCGATCGACTCGTCGCCGACGCCTGCCAGCAGCCGGTCAAGCCGGTTGGCCGACTCCGGATCGAGCGGGATGCACTGGCCGCTCAGCAGTTCAACATCATGGGTACCGCAGGTCATGTCCGACCCTCCAAAGTCCACCCGCGCACGCGGATTGCCGTCAGCCATTCGTCGCCTCCTCAAACTTGCCAGCCTCGTTGCCCCAGGCATCCCAGCCCGGGCGGTGCTGGCGTGAAAACAGTTCTACCCGCCGCACGCTGGGCATGAGCGCCTCGGCCGCTGCAAACGCCTCGTCGGGCTTGCGGGAATGTTCGCGCCGAGGGCCCTCGATCACCGATCGGGTCGCGCGCGTTGTTTTTGGCTTGCCGCGCGTGCCGAGCAGGAACGGCTCGCTCGCGCAGCGCAGCAGGTAGCCCGTGCCAAATGCCAGCTTTCCGGAGGCGCCGCGCTTCACCCAGACGCCGCTCGTCTTGTACTGGAAGCCCCATGCCGCCATCACGTGCAGCGCCTGGGGCACCATCGGGTGTGTCGCCCAGAGCCAGAGCAGGCTGTCACGCGCCGCGAGTTGCTCGACAGGCAGCGCCGCGATGCGGTCCAGCGTCATGCAGTCGTAATGCGCCGCTGGCGCTCTGTGCTTTCCCTGCTCTGACCACGCCGCAAAGGACCAGGGCGGATCCGCCATGATCATCCCGTACCCGCCGGCCGGCCGGTCCTGGCTGAATGCAGCCAGCGTCAAAATGTGCCTCCCGCCATCCCGGCCAATGCCAGCACGGCCATGTAGGCCGTCAGGATCGCGGCAATCGCCGCGAGATCCGCAATACGTGTGTCGTCCCCAGCCATTCGCACTACCGGGCTCCCATGATGATCGTGCCGATCGCAAGGACGACCAGGACACAGCAGGTATTGAACAGGGCCGCGCAGGCAATTGCCTTGCGTGACGGCCGCCATGTCACCCGGCGCATACATGCCTCCGTGACCATTCCGGGCCAGCTAACGTTATGGGCGGCGGTGTGCGCTGGGCCGGGGCCTGCAACAACAGGTCCTTGCCCGACAGGCCCCGGCTTTTCTGGAACCGCTTGCGCGCGCCGATCATCATCGTGATCGACTGCACCGACAACCGGCCTTCAAGGTCCGGCCACCGTTCCAGGACTTCAGGGTGAATGTCCCGGCAGCGCCGGCCCTTGGTGTACTCCCCGAAAACGTACTGCTGTACCTCGGAACTATACTTGCTTCGGTTCTTCACTTTCCATGTCTCCCAGCTCTTTTCGCAGGTCCTTCACCGTTTTGAGGCTGACCCGCGTATCCCGGCTCACCGCACTGTCGGTAAGCCCCTCATCGATCAGCCGGCATGCGCGCAGCAGCCGACTGTCAAATGCCTTGCTATCGCCCTCGAACCCGATGCGCCGCGCCGTCGTCGCAACCGAACCGGGCGGAATTTCCAGGAGCTGGGCGACCTCGCGAAACGTCTTGCCCTGGACAAGCAGCGCCTCAATCTGAGCGTCTCGTCTGGCCCGGTCCGCCGCATTCATTTTCCCGCCCCATCGCAACTTGCTATGGACACACCAGAGTATTTGCGGCCTGTTGAAACAAAGAATTTTGAAACAGGGGGGAATAGATCATGCTCGAACTGCTCGAACTCGTTCCGCGCGTCTCCATTCATTGCGATTTTGTGGTCGTCGAAAAGCTCATCATTGATGAGTTCGGAAACACGAAACGCGCGAGCCGCACGGCCATGACACGCGCACTTGCATTTGAGCTGATGCTGGCCCTCGCCGAGGCGCTCGACCAGTCCTGTGCCAGGTGTGACAATGTTGTTTCGATACGAACTCATCCTGCAAGCTCCGGCGAACGCGGATCAGAATCGTCATAGACGGTGACGGCCTGCAGGAGGTCGAGCGCATCGACGCCGGACGCCGCCGCAACGTGCAGTATCCATCCCGGCGCGATCTGCCCGCGCCGGATCCAGTCGCGTACCTGGTGTTCCTTGCACCCGTGGCCGATACGCCAGGCGCGCTTGGCGTGCGACGTGCCAAGTTTCTTCAGGACGTCGGCGTGTACCATGTTGGGATTGCGATCTGTCATGATGCTTGCATAGCTAATTGCTATGTTTGTGTCCATAGCACCCTGCTATGTTTTTTCGTGGTAGCGTTTTGCTATGCCAAGGGATACATCCATCAAGGCGATTGCCTCCCGAACGATC